AAACCCTGCCAATCCATAACCATCTGCTGCTGGAGCAATATCTAAGTTACTGTAATATCTATCTCTGTAGCCCCTATTACGATGTAATTGTTCATCAAGCACCCCAAAATGAACTCGATACCATCCATATATTTGGGAGTATGGAATCCCACCTAAAGCAGAAACTTCTTGTTCATCTGGATGAGGACTGTATGCCCCTAATACATCATTAACGTTAAACATGTTGGGTGCAGTGGCTATAACATATATATAATAAGTAGAATGACCAGACAATATAGTTTGACCCACTAAGTGGGCACTTCTCAAACTAATTGAGGTGGAAACATATCCATCATCGTGCCTAACAAATCCCGTCTGAGTTCCTCTTGCATGATCATAAAGGTTGATATTCATTTGAGTACCTCGGTCAAAGTACTCACTCTGTCCTCTTGGCATAAGACCACCTGACTGCTTTATTTCATCAGGAGGTCTAGAATCTGCCCGATATAACTTATCATCATTTGCATATGAAAATGATGATAAGAAAATAAAAAACACAAATATTATCTTTACCATATAATGCTCCCTTTGTTTAACAGAAAAATAATTGATCAAAACAATTAAATAAGTAAATAAATTTGTATTATTTGAAATCAAAAATCAAAAATCAAAATATACTATTTAGTCCTTTTTTATCATTTTCTGTTTTTATCGGTAAACCCCGTTTCACTTCTACCCACAGCGCTTGCGCTGCAAAGGTATCGAACACCACAAAGTGATTGAAATCCGGTAACGGTAGCACCTTGTAGCGGTAGCTCGATGCAAACAGCTCTGTTGGGACGCTGCCACTCTCGGTTTCAAAAAACACTGTAAGCGTATCCTTGTAAATGTGATGACCTGTCGCCCATAGACCACGATAAGGAATGTCCAAATTGTCTACGAGGCGATAACGCTCATCACCAACAGTGACAAAACCATCTTGGACACAAAGCCGACCAATACAAAAACCAAAAGACGCAGGAGCAACCGCCTTGCTCCCGACAGCATTCCCAACAGTAGCCTTTGACTGAGGCTCGGATTGCTCTGACTCGATAGTTGCATCATTTCCCCCTGTAAAAATTGGATTGTCGTGTAAGCCGTAAAACGAATAAGAGAACATCAAAAAAACCATGCCGAACAAGAAAAGGATCTTTCTGTCTTTCCACAGCGCCGTTCCGGCCATCGTGTCGCGTGCTTTGCCTGTCGTGGTGCTTGCGTACATCTTAAAAATCGGACTTGGAATTTTTTTGACTTGGCGTGTCAGCGCGTGCGAGTCCATCTGTCCAGAGTTGGCTGCATCATGGGTGGTCAGGGTAAACTTTGCCCCTAGCCCCACGGTGGCGCGGTTAAAGTGGCGATACCCTATCTCCGCCGCCTCTCTTATCATGTTGTGCACTTTGGCAATGTTAGGCGTGGTTAGGCAGATATCCCAGCCGTGGTGACGATGCATGTCAAAAGCCACCTCAAAGCTCTCCGGCCTATCCTCTGCGACCAAA